CCCGTCTGCCATGTGACTGCAAATGCCCAGGATTGCTGCGGTAGCAGCAGAATGTCCCCATCATACTCAGGCTTTTCAACCCGCAAACCCCAACGCATTAGGTCGCGGCAAACCTCCCATTTGCCCGCTTCGTACCAAGATTGCTTAAAACGTGGCGCTTCGATGCCCATCCGGTCCAGTGCCTTGTAACACAGGTGAATGCAGTCGATATAGCCGTCACTGCCGTCAGCTCCTAAGCGATACGGAATTCCGATTAAATCACTGCAGTCGGACATTGTTGGAAATAGGCAAATTGCCAATCAATTTCTGTGTTAAGGAGCGCCTCGGCACGTCCGTTCCAACCGCATCCAATACCGAACTGAGCTGCAAATTTAGAGACACATTATCCCACTGCCCGCTGACAATTTGGCCTACAAACGAATGAACCCTAGTGTGTGTTCCAGAAGCATCGTCAGAATCAATAAGCAAGACCTCAACCTCTACAACGTAGTTGTCGTTAATAGCTGTATCAGCCAACCCACGCGACAGAGTGTTGTTTGGGAAGACCAAGGTTGCCTCTAGCCCGTCACCAGTGCGGTTGACCGTGACGCCAGAAAAGCCAAACGGCACAAACAAATATGTTGCGCTGTCATATGTTGCTTCAGCGCCGATAAAAAAGTTTTGGAAGCGATGCAATATCTCAGCTTTACGCTTGATACGCACCGCATGGCCAAATGCGTACTGGCTCACATTCCCAACCTCTTACGAGTGCTGCTGCTCATCTGCAGTCGTTTAAGTGTTTGTTGCTCACCTTGTTTAGCACCTTGATTAGCGGCTCGCTGCATTCCAGCCTGGAACTGATCAGCCGTCACATAGTCAACGCTGTTGATGCGCTCAACGGTGTAGCGAACGTCGATTGGTGTGGCAACTGCAACTCCGCCACCATCTTCGCTAGTGCCACCAGCACCGCTTTCAGGAATGACAGAACCGCCACGAGCACCGCGTGAATAACGTGCCATGCTTTCACGCATTTTCGATTCTGGGATTAAGTATTCGCCTTCGCCGCCTTCACCAACAAGAGCGCGAGTCGGACCAGAGACATAACCTCCCGCAGCAAAATTAAACCCTGACGGATTTGTAACTCCAGCATTAAGCGGCATATCGGTAGACCAACCGATAGAACCACCTGATGCAATCGTGTTTGCTTGAGCGGTAGGAACTCCCATAGCCTGCATATCAACTGATGACGACTCGCCACCACTACCCATCCCAGCAAACGCACGAGCAATGCCAATCGCGATGTACGTCGCAATCATTTGCGTTGCTTGCTGCGCTAGTGCGTCAGCAACAGCTTTCAGCATGTTCACAAACGCTTCCTTAGCGTCCATGCTTCCGTCTGCCATGGATCGGAAGATGTTTACAATTCCTTGAGCAACAGCGTCTGCTACTGGCTGTACTTTTTCTAGGATTTGTTGCTGGCGCAGCTCAGCCTGCTCAACCGCATCTAGTTGAGGAAGCAACTCGTTATACAGCTTCAAACGTTTTTGCAGATTTTTTATTTGTTGTTTCGCCGCTTCTTTTTGATCTTTAGTACCGTCTCTAAGCAAAATGTTCTGCTCATCGATCTGGTTGTTTAAAGAAGTTTCCGCGTCTTCTAAACGGCGCACTTGCTTTATGCGCAGTTCCAGCATTTCATTTTCGTCTGTGCCGAAGGGGTTTGCCACTCTGAACTGAGCATCCTCTATCGACCTACCCAAGCCGGTAGACACTCCGGCTGTTTCTTGCCCAGCCCTAAGAGCACTTAGCTCTTTTTCTACTTTAAGCTGGTTTAAAGCATTTTGAATTTCAGCATTTCTTATTTGATGATTTCTATTAAGTAATTCTGTACGTGTACGCATTATTTCGTTTATTTCTTCTTCTGTACTATGCCCGGTTAGCGCTACTGTTAAAGCGGCATTTTCTAAGCTCAACAACGCGCGTTCGGCGTGCAAACGCTGGTTTGACATATCTAAAGCTTGCTGTAAACCTGCTTCTTCCCCACGAAGTAAAGTTGTGCGGTTTACTGCTTCGTCTACTATCTGTAAATTTATTTGATTTCTAAGCTGTTCTTGTAGTTTAAAGGCTTGTAAAGACTCCTTTGCCTGGTCCGCGTCAAATCGTGCATTCTCTGCCGCTGCTCTCATAGAGTCGCGAGCTATTTGTTCTTTTTTCTGCCGCAGCCTTTCTGCGTTTGCAAGGCGTTGTCTTTCAACATCTAAAAGTTTTACCTCTGCCTCTTTAGTTGCTATCGTTATTTTCTCATCTCTCTCCGACTTTGTTATCAGGCCTTTTAACTTATCTGACCGAGCTTGGGCTATAGCTACTCGCCTCTCTTCCACAATTTCAGCTGTTTGAGCTGCTGCTACGTTTTCTATATTTGCTTCATTAAGTTTGTTTTCTAACGCAAATTGTTTTTGCTTTGTTTGCAAAGTTAAACCTACTGTGGCTGCTTCTTCTCTTACAGCGTTTACACGGTCTTTAGCTGCCTGAGTTAGTGCATTTTGTTGATTCTTTTGGGGTGCCTCTGGTGTTGCCTGTAAAAACGCAGGAGTAGCAGCTGCAACCGCTAGACCTTTAAGAGTACTAGTAAGTTGCTGTAAGCCTCTATCAAACTTTCCAGCATTTTGGGCGTTAGCAAGCAGTATTTTGCCAAAGAAACCCAGATCTTCTTCAGCTTGTTTTACCGTTTCTTCGAAGAGTTTTTGTTTTTGTCCGCTTTGTTCCAGATTGTTTAAATACTCTTTTTTAGCGGAACTTAAACGAACCACGGCTGCTTCATACGCGGTTACTACGCCTTTGCCTTCCTTTAAAGCCAGTCCTAGCTGCTTTTGTTTTTCAGCTGCATCGTCTATCGCTCCACCAAGAACCTGAAGCGCGATTGCAGCTGGTCCGAATGTTGCTCCGGCTGCAAAACCGCCGATAGCGCCGCCCGCAGCCATACCGGGACCGCCACCAAACAGCAAGGGAAATGCGCCTGCAGAAACTGCAGACTCAATCCGGTCCTTCATTGTTACGCCTTTTTTACCCCCACCGCCGCCTTGTTCAAACCCGAAGGCATTAGCCATTGGGGATCCGGCGATATTACGCGCTCCGAAAACAGGAGAAGCAAGAGGGGATCTAATACTTACCTGATTACTTCCGGCAGCAGGTGAAGCGCTAGGTCTCCTAGCTGTAGGCACACCTTGAATTCTTCTTTCCTCTTCAAGAAGTTTATTTTGTCGATCTATCTGTGCGTTGTATTCTTTCTGAGCTGTTACCAGAGCACTGACCGCTCTTTTTTCGGCGTCTGTACCCGCAGCAGCATTTCGCAGAGCACGCTCCGCTCTTCTTACCGCATTTGAATAATTATTTACATTTTCAATACTTCTTCGGGAAAAACCTTTATCTAAAGCTTTACCTAATTTTATTGTGGTGGCATTAACTTTACCAACTTCTCTCGTTACTGACTTAAGATCAGCTTGCAGACCTCTAAGTTTGTCCGCTCCCCGTAGAGCAATCTCAATGTCTACGCCGTATTGAGAGGCCACGGGCGGAACGTAGAGGGGCTTGTGTCAGTTTAACGCGTAGCCATAGTTCGCGCCCCTTTGGACATGCGGGCACGATCCATGACTCGTTCTTCTTCTTCGCCTTTCATTTCGAAAAACGCGGCCCAACCGACTAGTTCTTCTTGCGTTAAGTGTTTTGACAGCTGCGCAAGCGTCATTCCTAGCTCCTTGGCTAGGAAGAACATAAAAAACCAGTCTTTATTCGCTTTTGAGGTCTGCTTTCGCTTCCTCCACCTTGTTTTCAGTGCCGGACGCCAGCATTGCAAGCTGAATGTCTTGCAGCACAGCAGCTTCCACAGCGTTTTTTAGCACAGCTTTTTCGCCGTCCTGGAACAGGCGTTTGCCGTTTTCGTCAAGTGCTTTTTCGATCAGCATTCCGAGGGCAAAGTCGTTGGCGTCGTCTGAACCGGCCTTCTTTTGGATGGACTCACGCTCAGCGATGGTAAGCGGGTGCCAATAAATTTCGAGCACCACTTCGTCACCATCTTTGACTTCGTGCTTATACAGCTGGCTAACGCCGAACTTGTTACGGAGCAGTTCGGTAGCGCGCATAAAGTAGTAGCGTTTGTCTCAATATACTACACAACTGCTGTGAACTGGCAAGAAACAATGCCTATGAAGTGCGAGCGGTCTTCTAGCTCTAACGGAGTTGGCCCGGAAATGTCAGAAACGCGAGGCGCAACACTGAAAGTATCGGTGTAGTTCGAAGCGTTGACCGACGTAAGGCCGTCAATAACTGCTTCGCTAAGCGCAGAAAGCACAGACGTTCCAGCAGATTTGGGCACGTAAACGTTGCACTGAATGACGCCGGAATAGTAATCCTGGGCTGCGCCTTGGTTTTGGATGGTGGAACGGTTGAAATTGATTGTCATCAAGATGTATTTCTTGTCTTTGCCGGGGGTGGTGTACTGAACGTTGTCGTAAACCATCAGCACTGTGTCGTCAGCCGTGTCAACAGCGTCGGTAACTGCTTTTTCAAAGGCGGCGCGGGCGTTTACGAGAGTCATGGTTTAGAGCTTGGTATAAGACCCGAACACACTGCTGTTGGATCCAGTTCTGGCAAAAATGCGGCCAGGACGTTTGTCCCCCCAAACGCTCTGAACCAAGGCGCGCATTTCACCCTTGATAAAGTTTGCCACTTTCGGAGACTCCAGCGCATACCCTGCGTACTCAGCTGTATTGCCGATGTAAACCGTGGGTTGGCGC